CATCAGCGCGTGATGTCTGCCGTAAATAAACCCAGGCCAGACGGATTGAACAAAGGATAAAAAGTCGATTTGCCCGACCTCTCGCTCTTGGGCAACATTTAAAGACTCCGTCAACGGAAGGAACGGCTTTTGCTCTTCCTCTGGCAAAAGACTAATCAACTCTAATAGGATTTCATCGTTGGTCATAGATCCCTTAAGCGTATATACGAAGGCCGTATACTCCTAGCCTTTCCCGCCACCCCTTTACATACCCCAATTTCTATAAGGGCGCGCATCTTCCGCGCTACATTTCCACGGCCTTTTTCACCCGTAAGTCTCATTACATCATCAATAGTCGGCCCGTATCCGAAGTTCTTCCAGTACTCATCAATAATCAAGAACGTCTCTTTTTGGGCGGGGGTCATTGTTTCATCTTCTCAATTGCTTTTTCAGCCAGTATCTTAGAGCTCGCCTCGATACCTTCTAAGGCACAAACCGTTAACTTCTTCTCCAGAATCAGGATGTTTAATAAATTAGACACCCTGGCAATATCCTTCTGTATCTCATATATCGATCTCATTTGCCCTCCTGTTTTATCCAGCGGGGATCATTTTTCATAATTATTGAGTCATGTAGGTGGGTCAGCTCTTTTATCACTGTCCTCATTTCCATTACCGTTAACTGACTAGCCAGAATCATTACTTTTTCAACTCTCTCTTTACGGATATCCCCGCCAAACATTACAGATCCATTTTCTGGAGGAAGAAAGGCGTTGACTCCCCTACCCACGCGCCCGCAATATTAAACTCAAAGTACTCAACAGCTTCCTCATACGTCATACCATCTCTTTCAATTAGGATATCAATCACTTTATCCTGGTCATAACAGATAGCCTGTATTCCCATTCTCTGTACCACTCCAAGGATAGCCTCGTCAAAACCGTCAGCCTTCAGTAAGTCTGGATACTCTTCACTTATCTTCATTAGTTCAACATCCCTGTTCGTTTTAAATAATCTATCTGATCTTGCGTCCGTTGTATCTCAGCAATGAACTCATACTCAGCCAGCTCATGAGCGAACTCAATCGCGTTGATCTCTTCATTACTCAATTCTTTAGTGTCTAGCATATTCCTAAGAACAGCCATATAACTTTTGATGATTTCAATCATTTCCAAAATATACCCCCCTACCCTTTTTAATTTGAATTACTAAGGGGGGGTGTTTCACGTGGAACATCTTGTGATTCCTGTCCTGAATTTATAACCCCCTCCCCCACCTCGTTACCTTGTAACTCGTCAGGGTTATTACCTATGGACGCGCAAGTACTTGATTCAGAAGGAGTTGTCACTATAACAGCTGTTATAGTGAGGTCGTCTAACAGTGATTGAGCTGCTTTGGAGTCGGATTGTTTGAGTGGAATACTATGCAAACCATCACCACCCGAATTGGTCGATTTTTGGGGGTCGGGGTCTGGTGGGGTCGCGCTTTCTGGGATTTCGGAAGGGTCTAGGGTCGCGCTATATTCTTCGTTATCGTCTGCGCTATCATCATTAATCGATGGGCGCGCCTCGGATAACTCTATTAATAGGCTTTCGGCCTTCCTTTTGGCTAGATCATTGATAGATCGGGAATTAGAAAACGCTTGACGTAACCCTTCGATTAGTTTCCCTTTTATGTCTGCGCTTGAATGTAAGTGGAGATGGGTTTTAGTTTCATTGAATAAACTAACCTCGCTCATCTTGCCTATTAACTCTAAGGCCTTTAGCTTGTTACTAGTCTTTTCCCCTTCATTTACTGCAATACTTACTAGATTTTGTATAGCCATTGTTCTTATTTGAGCGGGAATAAGATATTCCCTAGCCTGATTAGCTAGGGTAAAGGCCTCTATCATTGTCGCGATCTTGGGGTTTTTTGCTAATCTATTAGCTTGCTCGGCCTGAGATTGTGGCTTAGCGTGTGAGTCGTAGGCCTCTCGATATGCCTTGGCCTTAGGTTTTCCCTCTGCAACTTTCCGCGCGAATTCCTTTTGTTTTTTGGTTAAATTGATCTTATCGGCATTGTGAACCCCTACTAAAATATTTTCTATTGGCGATTGTTTCAGGCCTTCAGTAATCTGCTTACGCGATAGCTTAATGGGTTTAGTCATATGGGTATTTTATGGGTATTGGCTAAATTGGAGTATAGGATAATTTAGGATAGATGGTAAGTACTCTATTTATCTCTATGTTATTCCCTTGTAGGGTTTGATCCCTTGGACTGTTTCCCTTCGGGATTAGCCCGCGCGATATCCCCGCGATTAGGTCGTAAACCCTCACAATCTAAGGGTAAACCATTAAGGGAAAGCGATAATAAAATAATTCATTAAAACTATTGACAAGCAAGTATATAAGCCTAAAATTATGCTCATATAGTAGGTGATTTATTGAGTTTATACCTACTATATTATTGACCGCAAACCCTTATAGATAAAGGATTATATGACCAATATAGATACATCAATAGCATTATTAGGTTTTATTCATTTACTTAGCTCTATCATTTTGGCCTTAATTGGCTCTGATAGCGTGCTAGTGATCTCTCAATTCGTTATAGGTATTTTTGAGCTTTTTCTAGCTATTTACTTTTATCAAGAAAACCGCGCATAGAGCCACCTTTAAACCCTTTTAGAGGGTTTAGGGATTGCCTCTAGGTAATCATTTAATCAACTGCTATGGAGATTTAAAAAATGACTAGAAAAGAGTACTTAACAGGCCTTGCCGAAGATTACGGGATTGCCCGCTCAGAAGTTTTCATGCTCGCTGATTTACTAGGTGAGAACGAAGATTATGACGGGCTTTTATCTATGTTGGCCGACTATTCCGACAGTTTAGATTTTGACGAGTGAAAGGGAAAAGGCCTAGAAATAGGCCTTACTTAAAAATGAATACGAATGCAATTGTAGAAATTAGGGAAGTGTACGGGAATAAAACAATTTATCCCGTAAATGATACCGCGTTATATCTTGCCAGAATAGCGGGCACTAAGACGATAACCGAGCCAACAATTAAAAACGCTAAGGCCTTAGGCTTTACTTTCGAAGTAAAACAAACCGCAACCATATAAGGGGGTTTTATGTTTCCTAAACTTGATTTTCTATTTAATGTCGCGCTTTACGCTTGCCTTGCCTATATTGGCCTAGTGGTCGCGAACGCTCTATTTCACTTTATTAACACTCTTTTGGGGTAATCATGGAAAACAACGATATAGCCACAATCATTCAAAAATCGGGGTTTGCCTCGCTTTATAGCAATAAATCGAGCTATGCCAAACCGAATGCACAGGAAAATTTAGAAGGTAGATCGTATTTTGCAACCGATAGCACTTTGAAATATTTTGGCGCGCGTATCAATAGCGCACACCATACCGCGAGCGGGTTATTGTTTTTTATTGTTGAAAGTAGTTTTTTGGACATGAATAAGACTAAACGCGGGTTTAGGTTTCACTTATTCGACATTTTCGGGCAAGAGATCGGAAAGCAAGAGCTAAGCGATGCAGTAAAAACAAGCGAGCAAGCCAGAAAAGCGGGATATCGCTTTTTAGATCAATTTGATTTAACCGCGCACTATGCCAAAAAATTGGAGAGCATAGCCAGAAAAGCCGATAAACAAGCGCAAGAGGCGCGCGCAATATGCGCTCAATTAACAGAAAGCGAGGCAATAGCATGAGATTAAACCCTATACAAGCGAACATGATAGAAATAACCCTACACAACGGGAAAAAGGTCTTATTTAGCTATTGCACACCTGTTGCAACATGGGAAGAAGGCCAATTTTTTAAAACTGAAAAGAAATGGAGTAACACCACAACCCGCCACATTAATAAGTGGGCGCATTGTGCAATCACTAAACCACAAGCCTATTTTGACAATTTAGAGGGAATAGCATGAAACCACGATCTACGGAATTTTATTCAGATGCCTACGCTTATGCAGTAGGTTATAGAGATGGGCGCAATTATTCCGCTTGTGAATTTCCCGATGTTTACCTATTTTCAGATCACCACCAAAAATTATATTGTGATGGGTGCGAACAAGGAAAACGGGATTATGAGCGATACGACCACCACAACGCAACCCCCGCATATGCGCCAATACAGAGCGGGGTAATTGTATGACCTATTACCTATATCGCAATACAACCAATAAAAGCGAGGTTATAGCTCAATTTCCCGATAGGGATAGCGCGCTAGAACTAATGGAAAAATTAGCCATGAACGAGAGCAACCCGATTGTATCGGGCTATTCTGTGCGCGATCATTCCCTAGCTATTTATGCCGATTTTGAAATTTAACCACTAAGCACGAGGCCACAAAATGACACTATCTTACGGGGTTTATCTAGGCGATAAGTTATTACGGGCTTTTGCCTATGACACTCGCATAGCGGGAGATAAAGAGCGCGCTCTAAGACTCGCTAAGCGATTAGTAAACGATAACAAAATTTTTGAATGCGATTGCACCATTGAGCATTTTGGCTTAGGTGGTGTAGGAACTACTGTAAACCACTAAACACGAGGCCAATAATGGAATTTAGATATATAGACCGCCAAGGGATAGCCCTAGATGATTACGGGCATGAAGTTAAAGATGAAAACGGGCAAATAATCATAGTCCCGCCTAGTGAGCGCGGGTTTTACGATATTGCTTATAGACCAGATGAGCAACCAGAAGATTAACCACTAAGCACGAGGCCAAAAATGAAAATTAACAAACTATTAGCAGTATTGGAAAACCTAAACCCTGATTTTGATTTGACAGTCTGGGCTAATGGCGAGCGCTATTCATTAGATGGAATAGATACTAGTTTTTTTGAGCAAGGGTTTATTGAATTAACCGCGTATATGGATAAGCGGGAAACCGCTTACAGAAATGCAGTATTGAACATTCAACACGAGGCCACAAAATGATCTATTTTTGTTTAAGTAATGAAGGTGATCTCTATAACTTAGGGGATCATGGGGATTTTGAAAGCGCAGATTGTTGCGCTCAGGATATGCAACTGCACCCGATTTGGGTAATAAACGAGCATACCGCTAGAAATTGGTCAGAATTTTTAACCGAACAATTAGCTAACACAATTAGCACCGAACACGAGGCCACAGAATGAAAAAAATATACATAGCCAAAGGCTACAACTCATGGACAAATAATCAAATATGGCAAGCATTTAACACCAAGAACGAGGCTGATTCCTTTATTCAAGGTCTTACTGATCCGCATATTGTCATTATGGCTTATAAGACCACGACTCAATTAGTAAATACTTTATTAAGAGGCCAATTATGAGAATAGTAGAAGAAAAGATTTACCTATTTGAAGAACTTGAAGATATCGCAAAGGAAAGCGCGCGCGATTGGTGGAGAAATTTTGCAGACTATCCATTCCATGATGACAACATTAAAAGCATAAAAGCATTTTGTGGTCATTTTGGAATTACTTTAAAAGATTGGGCGATATACGGGCGCGGGGAACACTTAACAACCAACGCAGAGAATTGCCATTTCAGAGGATTTACTCTTGCAAAGGCTAAGGAATTAGCAGACAAAGGCTATTTTCCAGAATCAGGCCTATGGTTAGATGGAACAATGATCCATTCCTTTTATGAAGATTTTAAGAAAACAGGCGATGCGCTTTACGCATTTCAGCAAGCATTAGAGAGCGCGCTATATGCAATTACACAAGATATTGATTATCAGTATTCAAACGAGGCAGTAGATGAAATGCTGATTATCAATGAGTACGAGTTTACCGAAAATGGTAAGCGATATTAACCACTTAATACGAGGCTAAAAATGAGAATTTATTATTTTTGCGACATATTTCAGCAAGATAGAGTCCTATACGCAAGCAAGAATTTTGCTAAGGATAAGGATTTTTTTAGAGGCTATCTTGATCGACTAGGGGATCGTTTGCAATTGATCCAATTAGACGATGGAGAAAGTTGGAATTTTAATAACCACTAAGCGCGAGGCTAAAAATGAAGATTAAAGATCCTGTATTGATATCAAAAACTATAAGCGCTCTTTATAGCGTTGATGTAGATGGTACAAAAATTGAAGTTACTTATTGGTACAACATGGATGATGAAGGTAAAGGCGGATGGGATTATGACCTAGAACCCTTGTATGAAGGCCTAAGTGATGAAGAAATTAACGAACTTGAAGATGAATTTTCTTCTGTTATTAGTGATATAGGTGCATGAAATGACTATATATAGCGGAGTAATGATTAGAAAACAGTATTTTGAAATTGAAGTTGAGGCCGATGACCAAGATCAGGCAAGAGATTTAATCATGGATGCAGAGATTGAAAACGATTCCTATGAAACTGATTGGGAATTTTTTGAAGGAAGTATTACAGAAGTTGTGAAAGATATTGAAAAAACTTAACGGGAGATTGAAATGCCAACATATAGAGTAGTTTACGCAAGCTATTGCACCGAGATTGTCGAGGCCGAGAGCCAACAAGATGCCATTGATTTAGCAGAGGCGCAGTTTAGCCCTACTTATGAATGGCACATGATTGAGGCCGATATAGATGAATCGTATAAGGAGAGTGAAAATGCTTAAACGATTTGTTAATTGGTTTGATGAAGGTTTAGATCAGTTTTACGGGGACAATAACCAAGGACTGATTTATGGTATTTATCACTATGAAGATCCAACGGATTTTCCTACTGAAGTGGAATGGTTTAAAACCGAACAGGAGAGAGCAAATGCCTAATTACACAGTCGTATTCGTATCGTATGGGTATGTAAATGTTAAGGCGGATAACCAAGATGATGCAATTGCTAAAGCCCATGAAGAATCTACATGGGATCATTTTGATACACCTGAATACATAAGAGTAGAGGAAAACGCAGATGCTTAATTACTTTTATGACAAAGACTCAGGAGTATATGAACTGTATTACGGGGACGCAATGATTGTTGAATTACCTTATGCAGACCATATGACAGATCAGGATGCCGACAATTTGGCTAATGAATTATTTAATCAATATATGGAGAACAAAAATGCCTAAGATTATTAATTACAGCGTTTCTTATCATTGGTCAGACAATACACAAGAGAGAGTTTTTATTTGTGCAGAAGATCCAAGACAATGTGGAGATTTATACCCTCCTGAGTATTTGTTGGAGGCGTTGGGAAAATACGCAAAAAATTTAGAGGAGAATGAAAATGCCTAAATATTTTGTGATTTTTACCGAGGAATCCACGAAGGATCATGGTTTTTATGTTGATGCTGAAAGCAAGGAAGAGGCTCACCAGATAGCACAAGAGAAGTATTACGCGATGGAAGATGCCGATTCTATTAATACAACCTATTCAAATACTTTAGGAAGTGAGGTACAAGATGCTTAATTGGGAAGATCAATTTGATGCGTGGGATGCCAAGTATCAACCAATAAAAAATCATTTTGCAGAAAAACAACAAGGTAAGTTTGTCGAAGATAAGTTTGAAACTTATGGGAAAGAACTTGATTATGTATTGAGCATAGCCAATACTGAACCCGCGCGCGTATGGACTTTAGTGGATGGCGATGATGGCAATCTCTATATCGCTAGTGGGTATCACCTAGTTAATAGGGTTAATTACTTTATTACCAAAAACCCATGCGAATTGGAGTTTGAAGAATACCCTTACTATATTTTTGACGAAGAAGAGGAAGAAGAAGATGAGTTATGACTCAGATTTTGAAAATACTTACATGGTCGAATTTGCATCAGGCAGAACAATTCATGTGGGCCAATTTACAGTTAAAGATGTAATTGAATACTGTGCTGATGAGTATGAAAACGAAGTTATTAAATCAATTTACGAAGAAGTTTATGTCGCGGGAGAAGATGATGAAAACAATGATTGAGGTTGATTTACCTGTTGGTGTATCAAAGGCCGAGGCAGAAGGCGCAGTCAAGCGCGCTTTTGATCCTAATTGGGTGGCAGAATGGTGGCATATTGATGACATTATTGAGCAAGATAATGGCGCAGAAGATGAACCATATAGCGATTTAACAGAAGATGAGGCGCGGGAAGTATTGCGCCTAATGATTAAAGAACATAATTGTGAAATAGGTATTAATTGGGATGTCATAGACGCATGGATTGACCATGTTAAAGGCCTAAGAAAGGAAATAGCATGAATAGCGATCTATTAGATGAGTATTGCGAGGCAGAATTTGGTCATGCTGATTGGTCTATGTCATGGGATGATGTTGGGAATTTGGTTATTACTTTTCATAAAGAACCAAGGCCAGACTATATTGAAGAATTAGAAAGCGAAAAGGACTATGACGAAGAACCTCCCGTTCAGGTGCGGATGCGTAAAGATTTAGCCGAGGAAGGTATTACAATTCCTGCTGGCAAGAGTTGGTCTGTCTATGACAATCTAGAGGATGTTATCTACCTAAGCGCAAAAGATTTAGAGGGTGCAGTCGAGTGTGATACAGGCGAAGATCCTGATAGCCATGCTTTTTGCCCTGTAAAACTAGCAGATGGCAGAGTCTATTACATGATTGGAGTTGATCTGGATTGGATTCATGAGGATAAAGATGCCTAAAGACTACGAAGTTACCCTTTATTACGCGGGATCAACTACCATTACTGTAACCGCACCAGATGAAGATGAGGCCATTGAATTAGCCCATGATAGATTGGCTGACCTGATTGACATGGATTTGATTGATGTAACAGACACAGAATCATGCCAAGTAGATGGGAGTTACGATGATTAACCTTAAGGAAGGTCGAGGAAAAGTGCCAATTAGAAATAGCACCGATCATGAGGCCACCCCTTATCTATTGGTGGACTTCCCTACGCGGGAAGAGTTTGATGTGATGTATGCTAGGCACAAGGATCAAGCATTGAAGGATAAGTATTGGGATATCCTTCAGCACCGATCACAAGGCAAGACTTTAGAACAGTCTGGTAAACCATTTGGCATTACACGAGAGCGGGTCAGACAGATCGAGGCCAAGTTTCAACGCAAAGTCTGTGAAAAATATTGGTCGCAGACTGAGGCTAATTTGTCTAAGATATGCGGACTTTTGAATCTAGTAAAAACTTCTTTAGATTCTGAGATGCACGAAATGTTCCCACTCTCTGATGATAATCGTTGAAATCGTCCCCGACTGTTTCGGACAACCAATAAGGATGGCCTGTATCTTTGGCAGACTTCTCTCCGATACTGTTGGGGTCATTGTCAGCAATGATGATCCCATTCCCAACTGCCCTCGCTATGTACTTCATGTTACTTGCACTAAAGCAAACATAGATCGTATAGCGGATATTACACGCCTTCATACATTCCCTAACAGAGATCGCAGTCGAGTAACCCTCGCAAAATATCGGGACTCCTTTTGCGTTCATGCAGAAGGATGCACCTTTGGTCGTTTGACCATGCAAGAACTTCTTATTCCCCTCATGATCGATGAGTTGAACTCCCACCAATCTGTTATCCATCCTCATGGGTATAACTAGGATGTCATTACCATCTTTAGTCCATACATTACCCATCTCATCTGGGAATCCCTTGGATGCCAAGTATGGATGGCTCTTTAACTCAGTCTGATGCAAGATCCAACCCGCTTTTTTAGATGCGCGTTCAGCAGATTCTTTAGCACGATGCCTAGATTCTTCAATACTTTTCTGGATCTGCGGGCTATTAATCGAATGGCCTTCGGCAAACCATGTAGCTGGCTTATCCATGGTAGCCCAATTCTGCACCCATCCTACATTACCCAAGAACTTATACCGCCCGTTACTACTGCGAGGCTTATCTTCTGTTGGAGTT